TCATGAAAATGCACTTTGATCCCCATTCGTGGGACAGTTGGATCGAACTTTTTCAAAGCTGGTGGCGGGGAGACGTACCCATTGGCGGCGTTGTTATGGCAATCGTTGTTGCGTTTTTCCGCATGGTCTATAACGGCAGCAGCTGGAAAGAAACGCTGTTTGAAGGGTTGCTGTGTGGTTCCCTGACCCTGACGGCGGTTTCTGCGCTGGATTATTTTGATGTGCCGAAAAGTCTGACAATAGCCATTGGCGGCACTATCGGATTTATCGGCGTGAAGAAAATCAGCACTATCATTTCAACGTATTTCAGTAACCGCTTTGGCGGTGGCACCCCCCCACAGGTTTAATCATGAATGAGTCACAATTTCAGCAGGCGGCTGGTATCAGCGCCGAACTGGCTGCGCGCTGGTTTCCGCACATTGATGCGGCAATGAAAGAGTTTGGAATCACAGCAGTTAACGATCAGGCCATGTTCATTGCACAAGTTGGGCATGAATCCAATGGCTTTACCTCGCTGGTAGAGAACTTTAACTACTCGGTTGAAGGGCTGAAGAAAACCTTCGGTAAGCGCCTGACGCCGTATCAGTGCGAAATGTTGGGGCGTGTCGATGGTAAACAGGTCGCTCACCAGCCACAAATAGCCAATCTGGCTTACGGTGACCGCATGGGGAATAACAGCCAGGGTGATGGCTGGAAATATCGCGGTCGTGGCCTGCTTCAAATCACCGGCCGCGAGAACTACGCCAAATGCGGTGCGGCGCTGAAGCTGGATCTGATCAGCACACCAGAGTTGCTGACACAGGAGAAACATGCAGCTCGTTCTGCTGCATGGTATTTCACATTACGTGGTTGTCTGATGTATTCAGGTGATGTTGTCCGTGTAACGCAGATCATCAACGGTGGCCAGAATGGACTGGCTGACAGAAATAGTCGTTATAACAAAGCGCGGGCGGCGTTGCTGGTATGACAGCGGCCTTTGCTTTAGTTAAGGCGCGGTGGAGAACAATCATTGTTTTGCTGATGTTGGCTGGTGCATTTCTTGCCGGGAACATCTGGAGTGAGCGGGGCTGGCAAAAGAAGTGGGCTGACCGCAATAGCATGGAATCTTCACAGGAAGCGAACGCGCAGACTGCCGCACGCTGGATTGAACAAGGGCGCATAATTGCCCGTGATGAGGCTGTAAAAGATGCACAAGCACAAGCCGCTAAATCTGCTGCCACTGCTGCTGGCCTGTCTGCCACTGTTAGCCAGCTGCGTACCGAAGCAAAAAACTTGCCACCCGCCTGGACGCCGCAAAGCACACCGCAAATCTTGCCGCTGCCGTCAGAAGCAAAACAACCGACGCCACCGCCGGAATGCTTGCCGACATGCTCGGAGATATTGCAGCAGAAGCTAAACGATATGCTGCAATCGCTGATGAACGCTACCAGGCAGGAATGACGTGTGAGCGTATTTACAACTCGGTGAGAACCTCAAATATGGATGGTCTCCATCGGGGAGATAAATAATAATTCTGATGAAATTGGAGATATTGAATCAGGCCGAATTTATCCAAATGAAACGATTAATAGTTTATTCCAAGCAACATGGCACGTTGAGTTCTGTTAGTATTGATAATTATTATCAATTGAGGGCTAACTGTGAAAAAAGGATTTGTTTGCGTATTTTTCCTCTGTTTCTTTCTGATGGGATGCAGTGGTCGTGTGAACAATAATCAACCCAGACTGCTGACTTCTGCATACCCAGCGTACCCATATTATGCTGCGGCAAACAGGATCGAAGGCTTTGTGGAGGTAAAATACGATGTCGGAAGCGACGGGAAGGTTTCGAAAATCTGGATTGTGAAATCTGAACCACAACACCTCTTCGATTCGTCTGTTATTTCAGCAATGTCGAAGTGGCGTTTTGAAAGAGATAAGCCTTATCAGGGGATGAGAAAGAGGCTTCAGTTTAAATTGTCGAAAGGCCTGTAGTGAGTCTACTTTTGAGCACCTGTGATAATGCTGTAGCTATCGGTTAAAATGTAACCCCTGAAAACAGGAGGCCGGAATGTCTGAACTAAACTACGAAGCAATTGGGCGCTGCAAAATACTCAACGAAAAAATAAAAGCGCTTCATGCTGAGCGGATGAAAGCTATAGGGGATTTACGATCATCCGTTTATTCCCTTCATCAGAAAGGGAATATTAATCGCGTCCCACCAGAAATCGTTGAGTTTGACCCACAATCTCTTACCGACCTTGTAGAGAAGGTCGGTCACTATGATAGTGAATTGATGAGAGCCGTGCACGAATATAACAACTGGTGTGCCGAAGCCGGTGAGAAGCCTGTAAAACTCATTAAGTTAGACTGACACTGAGAATTTAAACAAATTATTAGCCTCGCACTTGCGGGGCTTTTTACTGGAGTTTATATGCCACCACGAACACCTAAAGCCTGCCGTGTTCGCGGCTGTCGCAGTACAACAACAGATCCATCCGGATATTGTGAAAGTCACAAAAGCGAGGGCTGGAAGCAATACAAGCCAGGACAATCCCGTCATCAGCGCGGCTACGGTTCGAAGTGGGACGTTATCCGCGTGCGTGTCCTGAAGCGTGACAAAGGACTGTGTCAGTTGTGTCTGCGTGCTGGTGTGGTGCGTGAGGCGAAAACCGTTGACCACATCATCCCCAAAGCGCATGGCGGTACCGATGCTGACAGCAATCTGCAGAGTCTGTGCTGGCCCTGCCATAAAGCGAAGACGGCCCGTGAACGTATTAAGTGAGAATAATTATCATCTTAATCCACCAGGTGGAGGGGGAGGGGAAATCCCTGTAGCTCGCATCCTACCGGACTGCCCGCCTCATCAAATTTTTACGCGCCCAAAATAAGAAACTTTTTCCCGGAAGGTTAAACCTATTGAACTGGAGGTTTTGATGGGTACTGCTGTGAGATCTTCCGGTGGTGGCCGTAAGCGTAATTTGCCTTCTGGCCAGAAAAGCAAACTGACCAGGATCGCACCGCCGGAAGAGTTAATGAGCGATATCGCGATCCGCATCTGGAAAACGCAGAGCAAAATTTTAATTGAGCGGGGCGTTTTTGATCTTGAAGACGCGCCGCTACTCCTGGCGTACTGCAATGCGTTTCACTTGATGATTGAGGCCGAAAAAAGTCATCTCGAAAGACGGCCTGACCGTATCAAGTGAAATGGGTGGTGAGAAAAAACACCCTGCAGTCAATGTCCGTAATGACTCCGTTTCGCAGCTCGCCCGTCTGGGTTCACTTCTCGGGTTAGACCCGCTCAGCCGCATAAGAATGACCAGCGGAAAAAATGATCCGGACGATGAAGGGAATGAATTTGATGAGTTTGACTGATGGCTACATATCCGAACGTCAATGCGGCGAACCAGTATGCGCGGGACGTCGTGAACGGGAAGATACTGGCCTGCCGGTTAACCATTCTTGCCTGTCAGCGACATCTGGACGACCTGGAACGTGCCAAAGATCCACGTTGGCCTTACCGCTTCGATAAAAATAAAGCAGAACGTTTTCTTCGCTTTTCCCAGAAAATGCCGCACACCTCCGGAGAGTGGGCTCGCCGGAAGTTGCGGATAGAATTTGAACCCTGGCAAAAATTTGCGCTGGGCGTGCCGTTTGGCTGGGTGCGCAAGGATACCGGTTTTCGCCGCTTCACTGAGATTTACATCGAGGTGCCGCGTAAAAATGGGAAATCGGCGATTGCGGCCGCCGTCGGTAACTATATGTTCTGTGCAGATGGCGAGTACGCAGCGGAAGTTTACTGTGGTGCCACAACGGAAAAACAAGCCTGGAAAGTTTTTGCGCCTGCACTGGCGATGGTGAAAAAGCTGCCGGCGTTGCGTCAGAAGTACTGTATCAAACCCTGGGCGAAGAAAATGACTCGCCCGGATGGTTCCCTGTTCGCGCCAATTATCGGTGACCCGGGAGATGGCGACTCACCATCATGTGCGATCATCGATGAGTATCACGAGCATGATACTGATGCGCTCTACACCACAATGACTACCGGGATGGGAGCGAGGGAGCAGCCCATCACGCTGATCATCACCACGGCAGGCTTTGATATTGCCTCGCCTTGCTATGAAAAACGTACTCAGGTGGTCGAGATACTGGAGCGCATCCGGGAGGGTGGTGAAAACGAGGCAATTTTCGGGATCATCTATACCCTGGATGATGACGATGACTGGACACAGCCGGAAGCTCTGATCAAAGCCAACCCGAATTACAACATTTCGGTGAAAGAGGGATTCCTCAAGGCTAAACAGTTGCTGGCGATGTCCACGCCAGGCCAGACCAATAAAATACTCACCAAGCATTTCAACAAATGGGTGAGTTCTAAAGCAGCTTACTACAACCTGCAGAAGTGGATGACCGCAGCAGACAAAACGCTCAGACTGTCCGATTTTGCAGGTGAGGAGTGTTATCTCGGCATCGACCTGGCATCAAAACTTGACCTTAATGCAGTGGTGCCGGTATTCCGCCGTGAAATAGACGGCCTGAGTCATTATTACTGCGTTTCGCCTATGTTCTGGGTACCGGAAGACACCGTCTACGCCACGGACCCGGCGTTGAAAACTATTGCAGACCGTTACCAGTCTTTTGTTAATCAGGGCGTGCTGGTTCCGTCAGACGGTGCAGAAGTGGATTACCGCCTTATCCTGGAAGCGATCCTGAAATTACGGGAAACGGTGAAGATAGCCGCGAGTCCGATTGACCCCTACGGTGCAACCGGCCTATCTCATATGCTGCAGGATGAAGGGCTTGAACCAGTCACCATTACCCAGAACTACACGAACATGAGCGACCCGATGCGTGAAATTGAGGCTGCGATCGCTGCTGGCCGATTCCATCATGACGGTAATCCCTTGATGACCTGGTGTATTTCGAACGTGGTTGGTAAGTACCTGCCTGGTAGCGACGATGTTGTTCGCCCGGTGAAAGAAGGCGCAGGCAACAAAATTGATGGTGCGGTTGGCCTGATGATGGGTGTTGGCCGCGCAATGCTGAACGAGCCGAAAGACTTCCTTTCTAACCTCGATCCTGATGAGGAACTGTTATTCCTGTGAAATCACTAATTATCGATGTGGCCGGGCTGGCAGGCTTCGGCGCAATGGTGGGAGGCATTTTCCTGAAATTTGGCGCGGCGGTTGCTCTTATGGCTGGTGGTTGTGTCCTGCTGCTGTGGGCGCTGCTGGCGGCCAGGAGAATAAAACATGCTGATTGACGCCATTTTTAGAAGCAACTCTCTGGAAAATCCTGCCGTACCGATCACGGTTGAAGTCGCTGAAAATGAAGGTATTTTTAACTGCGATGTAATCGTCAATCCCCGGACGGCAATGAAACTGGCGGCGGTGTATGCCTGTATCTATGTTATTTCGTCGAATGTTGCGCAGATGCCCCTGCACGTTATGCGGCGCACCGGGAAGAAGGTCGAAGCCGCCCGCGATCATCCTGCGTTTTATCTGGTTCATGACGAACCGAACACCTGGCAGACCAGCTATAAGTGGCGAGAGCTCAAACAGCGGCACATTCTGGGCTGGGGGAATGGTTTCACGCGGGTAATTCGCCACCGCCGGACCGGTGAAGTGACCGGCCTTGAAGCGTGTATGCCATGGGAAACAACGCTGCTCAACACTGGCGGACGTTATACCTACGGTGTTTATAACGAAGAAGGTTCTTTTGCCATCAATCCTGACGACATGATCCACGTCAGGGCGCTGGGCAACGATCAGAAAATGGGGCTCAGTCCGGTACTGCAGCACGCCGAAACCATCGGGATGGGCATGAGTGGCCAGAAATACACGGAAAGTTTTTTCAGCGGTAACGCCAGACCAGCGGGCATAGTTTCAGTAAAAGGAGAATTGAATGACGGCGCCTGGAAAAGGCTGAAAGAGATGTGGCAAAAAGCCACGGCGATGCTGCGCAGCCAGGAAAACAGGACAATGTTGCTCCCGGCTGAACTGGATTATAAAGCGCTGACGGTTTCCCCAGTCGATGCCCAGCTCATCGACATGATGAAGCTAAACCGTTCCATGATTGCCGGGATTTTCAACGTGCCGGCACACATGATCAACGACCTCGAAAAAGCCACCTTCTCCAATATTTCCGAACAGGCGATTCAGTTTGTTCGCTACACAATGATGCCGTGGGTGACGAACTGGGAACAGGAGCTTAACCGTCGGTTGTTCACCCGCGCCGAACGGGAAGCCGGGTATTACGTGCGCTTTAACCTGGCGGGTTTATTGCGCGGTACTGCCAAAGAGCGCGCGGAGTTCTATCACTTCGCTATCACCGATGGCTGGATGAGCCGCAACGAAGCACGCGCGTTTGAGGATATGAATCCGAAAGACGGCCTTGATGAAATGCTGGTCAGCGTTAACGCCTCCCGGCCAGCCAAATCCACAACCCAGGAGAACACTCAAGATGAGTGAACGTGAAATTCGCTGTTACAGCGGCGAGGTGCGCGCAGAAACGCACGACAGCGAGCCCGGCCGGATCATCGGGTATGGTTCGGTCTTTGACAGCCGTTCTGAACTGATTTTCGGTTCGTTTCGCGAAATCATCCGGCCCGGTGCGTTTGATGAAGTGCTGAATGACGATGTACGGGCGTTATTCAACCATGATCCCAATTTTATCCTGGGTCGCAGAAGTGCGGGCACGCTGGCACTGACGGTTGATGAGCGGGGTCTGCGTTATGACATCACCGCGCCAGAAACTCAGACAATCCGTGATCTGGTGCTGGCACCAATGCAGCGCGGGGATATCAACCAGTCCTCTTTTGCATTTCGCGTCGCCCGCGACGGAGAGGAATGGTACCAGGACGAGGATGGTGTGGTGATTCGTGAGATTACCCGTTTTTCCCGTCTGCTGGATGTCAGCCCTGTGACATATCCGGCGTATCAGGAGGCAGATTCCGCCGTCCGCTCTATGAAAGCCTGGCAGGAGGCGCGCGATAGTAGCGCACTGCAGAAAGCCATTAACCAACGAATGGCGCGTGAGCGCGTCCTGACCCTTCTTAACGCGTAAGGAAAAACCATGAAATTGCATGAACTGAAACAAAAACGTAACACCATCGCGACCGACATGCGCGCGCTGAACGAAAAAATCGGCGATAACCCATGGACGGATGAGCAGCGTACCGAATGGAACAAGGCAAAATCTGAACTGGAAGCACTCGACGAGCGCATCGCCCGCGAAGAAGAGCTGCGCCGCCAGGACCAGACCTACGTTGATGAAAACGAGGAAGAGCAGCGCAATAATCAGGATCCTGATAAAGACCCGCAGCAGGACGAAAAACGCGGCCAGATTTTTGATAAATGGATGCGTCACGGCGCCAGTGAACTGAGTTCCGAAGAGCGCAAAGCCTTACGCGAACTGCGTGCGCAGGGTGTGGCGCCGGATGAAAAGGGCGGCTATACCGTGCCTGATACCTTCCTGGCGAAAGTGGTCGAACAGATGAAATCCTACGGTGGTATTGCCAGCGTGGCGCAGATCCTCACTACATCCGATGGGCGCACTATGGAATGGGCCACTGCTGATGGTACCGCTGAAGTGGGTGTGCTGCTGGGTGAAAACGAAGAAGCGGGTGAAGAAGATACCGAATTCGGTATGGATAGTCTGGGCGCGCTGAAAATGACATCCAAAATTATCCGCGTATCCAACGAGCTGCTACAGGACAGTGCGATCGACATGGAAGCCTATCTCGCCCGCCGTATTGCGGAGCGCATTGGCCGCGGTGAAGCGCGTTACCTTATTCAGGGGACCGGCACCGGCACGCCAAAACAGCCTAAGGGTCTGAAAGCATCCGTAACCGGCACTACGCAGACGGCCGCTGCCGGAGCTGTTAAATGGCAAGAGATTCTGGCGCTGAAACACAGTATTGATCCGGCGTACCGCCGCGGGCCGAAGTTCCGCCTGGCGTTCAATGACAATACGCTGAAACTTATCAGCGAGATGGAAGACGGTCAGGGCCGTCCACTCTGGCTGCCTGATATCGTCGGCGTGGCGCCAGCATCAGTGCTGAATGTTCCGTACGTTATTGATCAGGAGATCGATGATATTGGCGCGGGCAAAAAATTCATGTTCTGTGGCGACTTCGACCGCTTCATTATCCGCCGTGTTCGCTACATGATCCTGAAGCGCCTGGTGGAGCGTTACGCAGAATTCGACCAGACCGGCTTCCTGGCGTTCCATCGCTTTGACTGTATTCTCGAAGATACCTCTGCGATTAAAGCGCTGGTGGGCAAAGGCTCGGCAAGCAGCTAATCCCTCTCACCTCTGAACAAACCATGCCGCGTTAAGCGGTTTTTTTGTGCCCGCCACCCGGCGGGCGCAGGAGGATCCTATGTTGCTTTCTCCTGAGGAGATCAAGTTGCAGCTCAGGCTGGATGAGGATTACGCCGATGAAGATAAATTTCTTGAGCTGTTGGGGCGGGCGGTTCAGGCCAGGACAGAAAATTTTCTGAACCGGAGACTTTATACGGCGGAGGCGGGGGTGCCAGCCGACGATCCGGAGGGGCTTATTCTCTCGGATGACATCAGGATGGGGATGCTGCTTCTGGTGACACACTTCTACGAGAATCGTTCTACCGTCACCGAAGTGGAGAAAGTCGAACTGCCGATGAGCTTTAACTGGCTCGTCGGTCCATACAGGTACATCCCGCTATGAAACTCAGGCAGGCGCAGGCCAGCGCCACATACCTTTTGCCCGACCCAGGCGAACTTGACCAGCGCATTGTTATCCGGCGGCGTGTCGATGTTCCGGCTGATGACTTTGGCGTAACGCCGACGTACCCGGAGCAGATCCGGACGTGGGCCAAAAAAGCGCAACCCGGCGCGGCAGCTTATCAGGGGTCTGTGCAGATAGAAAACAGGGTGACGCACTATTTCACCATCCGTTTTCGCCGCGGTATCACCGCCGATCATGAAGTGCTCCACGACGATATTTCTTATCGGGTTAAACGGGTCCGTGATCTGAACAGTAAACGCCGCTTTCTGTTGCTCGAGTGCGAAGCGCTGGGTACCGATAACGGGAGTGACTATGCCGCAGAAAGCATATTTACACGTTGATTTCGTACAGCCGGAAGAACTGGTGTTTAACCGGGCGAGAATGCGACGGGCGTTCGTCAAAATTGGTCAGGCGCACATGCGTGATGCGCGGCGACTGGTCATGAAACGTGGCCGCTCGAAGCCAGGCGAAAACCCCTCGTACCGCACGGGCCAGCTGGCGCGTTCTATCGGCTACTACGTACCCCGTGCGTCAAAAAAAACGTCCGGGGCTCATGGTGAAGATCGCGCCTAACCAGAAAAACGGCGAGGGCAACCGGCATATCAACGGTGCCTTTTACCCCGCCTTTCTGTTCTACGGTGTTCGCCGTGGGGCGAAACGTAAGAAAGGCCATCATCGCGGCGCATCAGGCGGCAGCGGCTGGCGTGTGGAACCACGTAACAACTACATGACTGAGGTTCTGGATAAACGCCGCAGCTGGACACGTTATGTGCTCTCCCGCGAATTGCGAAAATCCCTCCGTCCTCAGCGAAGGAAGAAAAAATGAAATTAACCCCGATTATTGCGGCACTTCGCAGCCGTTGCCCTCGGTTTGAAAACCGTGTGGGTGGTGCAGCGCAGTTTAAAGCGATACCGGAGGCCGGAAAGCTCAGACTACCAGCCGCGTATGTTGTGCCAGCCGAAGACGTCACGGGTGAGCAGAAATCGCAGACCGACTACTGGCAGGATTTGACGGAGGGTTTTTCCGTCATCGTGGTACTCAGCAATGAACGGGATGAAAAAGGGCAGTGGGCTTCTTACGACGCAGTCCACGACGTCAGGCAGGAAATCTGGAAGGCGCTGCTGGGGTGGGAGCCGGATCCGCAGGCGCATGAAATTCAGTATGCGGGTGGGATGCTTCTCGATCTGAACCGCCACGAACTGTATTACCAGTTCGACTTCACGGTGAAGTATGAAATTACCGAAACAGACACCCGCCAGCAGGATGATCTGGACGGCCTGCCCGACCTTAAAACGCTCAGTATTGATGTTGATTTTATCGAACCCGGTACCGGGCCAGATGGCGACATCGAGCACCACACCGAAATTACATTTCAGGAATAAACCATGTTTGTGAAACCCGCAAAAGGGCGATCGGTTCCCGATCCGGCCCGTGGCGACCTTTTACCTGAAGGAGGTCGAAATGTTGATGAGAATAACTACTGGCTGCGCCGCGAGGCCGCTGGTGATGTCCGGCGCACGAATAAAAAGGTGAAAACAAATGGCGATTAGTTTTAATTCCATCCCGTCAGATACACGGGTTCCGCTGTTTTATGCCGAGATGGATAACTCGGCGGCAAATACCGCCCGGGACAGCGGGGCATCACTGCTGATTGGTCACGCCAGCAATGATGCGTCAATTGCCGTCAACAGTCTTGTTCTGGTGTCATCGGTTGATTATGCCCGTCAGATTTGCGGTGCCGGAAGCCAGCTGGCCCGTATGGTCGGGGCGTACCGTAAGACCGATCCATTTGGCGAACTGTATGTCATTGCCGTACCTGAATCCACAGGCGCGGCAGCAACCGTCGCTTTGACGGTAACTGGCGAAGCGACGGAAACCGGAACGGTGAATGTCTATACCGGCCGAACCCGCGTTCAGGCTCCCGTGACCAGCGGTGATGACGCTGCGGCGGTGGCTGTGAGCATTAAGGATGCGGTCAATGCAAACCCTGATCTTCCCTTTACGGCAACATCAGAAGCGGGGGTGGTGACACTGACTGCGCGCCACAAGGGGTTATATGGAAATGAAATTCCGGTCACTCTCAATTATTACGGCTTTGGCGGTGGGGAGGTGTTACCGGCGGGTGTGAATATTACGGTTGCCAGCGGCGTGAAGGGGGCTGGTGCGCCAGCTCTTAACGACGCGGTGGCAGCGATGGGAGATGAGCCGTTCGATTATATCGGCCTTCCGTTTAACGACACGGCATCGGTGAACACGATGGCAACTGAAATGAATGATTCCAGCGGTCGCTGGAGTTATGTCCGGCAGTTGTATGGTCACGTTTATACGGCGAAGACGGGGACGCTGTCGGAGCTTGTGGCCGCGGGTGACCAGTTTAACCTGCAGCACATCACCCTGGCGGGCTATGAGAAAGACACCCAGACGCCTGCTGATGAACTGGCTGCAAGCCGTACTGCCCGTGCTGCGGTTTTCATCCGTAACGATCCGGCGCGCCCGACCCAGACCGGGGAACTGGTGGACATGCTGCCGGCACCGAAAGGCAAACGCTTCACGACGACTGAACAGCAGACGTTACTTTCCCACGGTGTGGCAACGGCGTATGTGGAAAGCGGCGTGCTGCGTATTCAGCGGGATATCACGACGTACAGGAAAAATGCGTATGGTGTGGCGGATAACAGCTACCTTGACAGCGAGACGCTGCATACCAGTGCTTATGTGTTGCGCCGTCTGAAATCTGTTATTACCAGTAAATACGGGCGCCATAAACTTGCTAATGATGGTACGCGTTTCGGGTCTGGTCAGGCCATTGTCACGCCTGCCGTTATCCGTGGTGAGCTGGGATCAACATATCGCCAGATGGAGCGGGAAGGCATCGTGGAAAACTTCGATCTGTTCCAGCAACATCTGATAGTTGAGCGTAACGCGAACAATTCGAACCGCCTGGATGTGCTGTTTCCGCCTGATTATGTCAATCAGTTACGTGTGTTTGCGGTGCTTAACCAGTTTCGTCTGCAGTACAGCGAGGAGGCTGCATAATGGGAAAAATTGCGGGAACAACGTATTTCAAAATCGACGGACAGCAACTGTCGGTAACCGGAGGGATTGAAGTCCCCATGAACACCAAAGTTCGTGACGACGTGATTGGCCTGGATGGTTCCGTTGACTACAAGGAAACCAGCCGGGCACCGTATACGAAGGTGACCGCCAAAGTGCCGAAAAACTTCCCGGTCGATAAAATTACGTCTTCTGATGTCATGACAATCACATCAGAGCTGGCAAATGGTCAGGTGTATGTTCTCTCAAACGCCTGGCTGCACGGCGAAGCCAACCATAACCCGGAAGAGGGCACCGTGGATCTTGAGTTCCACGGTGAGGAGGGATTTTACCAGTGATAAAAGAACTTGTGCTCAAAAAGCCGATTATGGCGCATAACGAAAAGCTTCATGTGCTGGAGCTGCGCGAACCGTCCTACGATGAAATCGAAGCCATTGGTTTTCCGTTCACCGTTTCCGGTGACGGTGGCGTCCGGCTGGACAGTTCGGTTGCTCTGAAATATATCCCTGTGCTGGCAGGTATTCCACGCTCCTCGGCAGCGCAACTGGCAAAACTGGATATTTTCAAAGCCTGTATGTTGATCCTCAATTTTTTTACCCGGTCGGAGACGGAGGAGGACTCAGAAAGCGGGTCTACAACACCGCATACTTCTGGCGAATAAATCCCCTGGAGCTCCGGCGGGCGGCGATATCCGATTTTCTGGAGCTGGAGTCGGAGGCTGTCCGTATCAATGAGGAAATGAAGCATGGCTGACAGTTTCCAGTTAAAGGCCATTATCACTGCCGTTGACCAGTTATCGGGTCCGCTGAAAGGGATGCAGCGGGAACTGAAGGGATTTCAGAAAGAAATGGCCGGGCTGGCGATCGGTGCTGCCGCTGCCGGGACCGCTGTTCTTGGGGCGCTGGCGCTGCCCGTGAATGCTGCGATCGGCTTTGAGTCAAAAATGGCTGACATCCGGAAGGTGGTTGACGGCCTGGATGATAAAAAAGCATTCACGCAGATGAGTGACGATATCCTGACGCTGTCCACACAGTTACCGATGGCGGCTGAGGGAATTGCAGAGATCGTGGCGGCGGGCGGGCAGGCAGGCATTGCCCGCGGCGATTTGATGCAGTTTGCGAACGACGCAGTGAAAATGGGGGTGGCGTTTGATACCACTGCCGAAGAGTCCGGTCAGATGATGGCGCAGTGGCGGACAGCGTTCAAACTGACGCAGGAAGACGTGGTTGTCCTGGCCGATAAAATCAACTATCTGGGGAATACCGGCCCGGCAAATGCGAAGAAAATTTCTGATATCGTGACGCGGATTGGTCCGCTGGGCGGTGTTGCCGAGGTTGCGTCCGGCGAAATTGCCGCGATGGGCGCCACCATTGCCGGGATGGGGGTTGAATCAGAAATTGCCTCAACCGGCATCAAAAACTTCATGCTGTCGTTAACCGCAGGTAATTCGGCAACCAAAGCCCAGAAACAGGCTATGGCTTTCCTGAAGCTTAATCCCCGGAAACTCGCTGAGGATATGCAAAAGGATTCGCGCGGGGCCATGCTGAAGGTGCTGGACTCGCTCGCGAAAGTGCCAAAAGCTAAACAGGCCGCCGTCATGAATGCACTGTTTGGCAAGGAGTCACTTAGCGCGATTGCCCCGCTGCTGACCAACCTGGATTTGTTACGCACCAATTTTGATCGTGTGGCTGATGCCCAGGAATATGGCGGCTCGATGCAGAAGGAATACGCATCCCGCGCGGCCACAACAGAAAACCAGCTGGTTCTGCTGAAAAACAGTATCCATGCCATTTCGGTCACGCTGGGCGAGACCTTCCTGCCTGCGATAAATGAGGCTGCGCTGGCGGTTATGCCTTATCTGGAGCAGGTCAGGGCATTTGTCCGGGCTAATCCTGAACTGGTTCAGTCTGCTGCGAAGTTTGGCGCGGCGCTGCTGGCTGTTGGCGTATCCATCGGCAGCCTGTCCCGGGCTGTCAAAATCCTGAACAGTGTCATTAACCTCTCTCCGGCGAAAGTCGCCATTGCGGCGCTGGTGGCCGGCGCTATGCTGATCATTGAGAACTGGGACGATGTTGCTCCGGTGATTAAGGCGGTATGGCAGGAGGTCGATAACGTTGCGCAGGCGATGGGCGGATGGGATACGGTGATTGAAGGGATTGGCCTGGTTATGGCTGGTTCTTTTACCGTCAGGACCATTGGTGCCCTGCAGCAGTCCGTCCTGCTGGCCGGACGGCTTTCCGGTCTGCTGGGTAAAATTGGCCGGATGGGGGCCATGACGCTGACAATTGGCGTGGCGGTGTCACTCTTTAAAGAGCTTAAGGATCTGGAGCAGGGCGCGAAGGATGCGGGTATGGATACTGGCGCATTCGCTGTACAGAAGCTGCAAACGAAAGAGCGTGAACGGGGGTATAACGGTTTTATTCCCAGACTTAAAGAGCTTCTTGGCATGGACACCCCGATTCCGCAGGGGCGTTATCAGCCTTATGTGCCACTGACCAGTCGTTCTGGCGTACTCGAGCGAGCTGTACCGACATCAACACAGCGCAGTGAACTCAAAGTGACATTTGAGAATGCACCACAGGGCATGAGGGTGCTGGACATACCGAAAACGGGAAATCCTTTAATGAACATTACCCATGATGTAGGGTATTCTCCCTTCAGTAATAAATAATATCTAGAGAT